AGAGAGTTATACGACTTTGTGAAACGACTTAAAGATGAGTTGGAATACAACTTGAAGATGAAGACTGTTGTTTATATGATGGATAATAAAGACTCCATTGTTTCCGACCCGTCTATCATGGACACATCGTTCACTGAAGGTAGTGAGCAATTTAACATTTACATCAAAATTGGCGAGCAGACAATTTGTCATAGATATTTTGATGGAAAAGTATTCCCGCCAAAAGTTCGTTATACAGTTGATGTACGACCATTTTTGAAAGACGTTTTACGAGAATTAACTGACATTTTTTCAGGCCAAAAATTATCTTTTGATTATTTGAGCTTTGACTTAAAGTAAGGTATATTTAATAAAACAGACGAACAAAAAAATACAATATGAACAAGAATTTTGACTACTTAGGGAATACATTCCAAATACAACTTTTAAACCAACTTATCGTGGATAAAGAATTTTCAACATCAATTATGGATGTTATTGAGAGTTCTTATTTTGATAACAAATACTTCAAGATTATCTTGCAAATGACCAAGGAGTACCACGCAAAATACCAATCTACCCCTAACTTCGATACTCTTGAACAGATTGTAAAATCTGAAATTTCACAAGAATTAGTTGCAAAAATTGTCCTTGACACTATCAAACAAGTAAAAGATGCTCCATTTGAAGGAACAATGTTCGTTCAAGAGAAAGCGTTAAAGTTCTGTAAACAACAAGAACTTCAAAAGGCAATGGACAAAGCCCAAAAAATCATTACAGAAGGTGACTTTGAATCTTATGACAAAGTTGAGAGTTTGGTTCGTGAGGCATTACAGGTTGGTGAAAAAGATACAGGTACAACTGATATCTTCTCTAACCTTGAGACAGTACTTGATGAGGACTTTCGTCACCCAATTGCTATTGGAATACCAGGGATTGACAGATTACTTAAAGGTGGTTTGGCAAAAGGAGAAATTGGTGTTATCTTAGCACCTACAGGTGTTGGTAAGACAACTATCCTAACAAAGATTGCGAACAATGCGTTTAATCTTGGGTATAACGTTCTTCAAATCTTTTTTGAGGACAACCCAAAGATTGTACAACGTAAACACTTCACACTTTGGACAGGTATTGAACCAGACAACTTGGTAAAACACAAAGATGAGGTAATGGCTAAAATCACAGAAATCAAAGAAACGATGAAGAACGAGTTAATCTTGAAAAAACTCCCATCGGATTCTATGTCAATGAACCAAATCAAAAACCAAATCAGAAAAATGATTGCTGACGGTACAAAGATTGACTTGGTTCTTTTGGACTATATTGATTGTGTGGTTCCTGAAAGCTCAAGTAAAGATGAATGGAAAGCTGAGGGTTCAGTGATGAGAGGTTTCGAGGCGATGTGTCACGAACTATCATTAGTTGGATGGACAGCTACACAGGGTAACAGAAGCTCTATATCTTCTGAGGTTGTTACCACCGACCAAATGGGTGGTTCTATTAAGAAAGCACAAGTTGGACACGTTATCATTTCCGTGGCTAAAACTTTACAACAAAAAGAAATGAACTTGGCAACCATCGCTATTACCAAATCACGTATTGGTAAAGATGGGGTAGTGTTTGAGAACTGTAAGTTCAACAACGAACTACTTGAAATCGATACAGAAACATCTGTAACGTTCTTAGGTTTTGAGGAACAACAAGAGGAAAGAAAAAGAGACAGAGTTAAGGAATTACTCGAAAAGAAAAAACAACGAGAACAACAGCAACAACAATCGTAAAAAAACAAAAAAACAATTATGGAAAAAATATTAATGGAGAACCCTAATAGGTTTGTTATCTTCCCAATTCAGCACAACGACATTTGGGAATACTACAAAATGCACCAAGCAGCTTTTTGGACAGCGGAAGAAATTGATTTGACAAATGACATCAGAGATTGGAATAATCTTTCAGAGAATGAACAATATTTCGTTAAGAATATTTTATCATTCTTTGCGGCATCTGATGGAATTGTTAATGAAAACTTGGCAGAAAACTTTTATCGTGAAGTACAATACCCTGAAGCAAAGTTCTTCTATGGTATGCAATTGGCAATGGAAAACATTCACAGTTTGATGTATTCACTTCTTATCGACACTTATATATCAAGTGAGGAGGAAAAGAATTTATGTTTCACGGCATTGGACAACTTACCTGCAGTTCAAAAGAAGGCTAAATGGGCTTTGGATTGGATTGAAAATGCTTCGTTCCAAGAAAGATTGGTTGCGTTTGCGGCGGTTGAAGGTATATTCTTCTCAGGTTCATTCTGTTCAATCTTTTGGTTGAAATCAAGAGGTATTATGCAAGGTTTGTGTAATGCTAACTCTTTAATCTTTAAAGATGAGAACTTACACTGTGACTTCGCAATTCACTTATTAAACAATCACGTTGAAGATAAACCAAGTGAAAAAAGAATCAGAGAGATTTTATTATCTGCTTTGGAAATCGAAAAAGAATTCATCACTGAGTCATTACCAGTTTCTTTAATTGGTATGAATTCAAACTTGATGAAACAATATCTTGAGTTTGTTGTTGATGGATTGTTACTTAAATTTGGATGTAAAAAAGAATTCAATGTTGAACAACCATTCAAATTCATGGAACAAATTGCGGTTGAGACAAAAGGAAATTTCTTTGAGTCAAGAACTGTTGAGTATCAAAAAGCAAAATTAAATGAAACGATTTCTTTCGAGGAAGATTTCTAATTCTAACACAATATGATGTCATTAAAAATTAAAAAAAGAAACGGTGAGGACGTATCATTTAATCCTCAGAAAATTTATAATCGAGTTAAACGTGCGGCTAAAGGGTTGAACGTAAACTCAGATGAGATATTCATTAAAGTTATCACATCTGTACCAACTGAAGGACTTATCACAACTAAAGAGTTGGATAAGTTAGTTTATGAAATTGCTGCGGCTTACACTGGTAGTCACCACGACTACTCAAGACTTGCATCGTCAGTTGCAATTTCTTCATACCACAAAGAAACCAATGATAGTTTCTGTGAGACTATTATGGAATTACACACAACAGGTGTAATCAATGATAAACTAATTGAAATCATGAATGAGTACGGTCACGATAAAATCGACGCGGTAATCAATCACGAAAACGATTATAACTTTGATTACTTCGCTTGGCGTTCATTACAAGAAATGTATTTGTTAAAAACACCTGAAGGTAAAGTAGTTGAAAGACCACAACACATGTATATGAGAGTTGCTCTATGGGTGACAAAATCATTTGAACAAGCTGTTGAGTATTACCACTCATTGTCTAATCAACTTATTTCACCCGCAACACCAATCATTATCAACTCAGGAACCAAAGTTCCTCAGTTAGCGTCTTGTGTATTACATTACAACAATGCGGATTCACGTAATGGTTTATTACATACCTTGAATGATATTTCAACTTATTCTTCAGACGCGGCAGGTATTGGTTTATCAATGTCTAACATCAGAAGTAAAGAAAGTCGTATCAATTCATCAGGTGGATTTGCAGGTGGATTGTTGAAGTATTTGAAAATCGTTAATGAGTCATTGAGATTCTTTAACCAACAAGGAAGACGACCTGGTAGTGCGGCTATCTACATCGAACCATGGCACAAAGATGTTATGGACTTATTAGATATCAAAAAGAACACAGGTGCTGAAGAATTAAGAGCAAGAGATTTGTTTACGGCTCTTTGGATTCCTGATAACTTCATGAAAGCGGTTAAGGAAAGTTCTGATTGGTATTTGTTCTGTCCTAATGATATTGTTAAAGCGGGTATTAAACCACTTCAAGAATGTTATGGTGATGAGTACGAAGCAAACTACAACAAAGCGGTTTATTTAGGTCTTGGTAAAAAAGTTAAAGCTCAAGATGTTTGGACTAAGATTATTGAATCACAAGTTGAAACTGGTGTTCCTTACTTATGTTCTAAAGACAATGCTAACAAGAAAACAAACCACCAAAACATCGGTGTGATTAAACAATCAAACCTTTGTAATGAGATTTACCAATATACTGACGAGGAGACTACAGCAATCTGTACATTATCTTCAATGGTATTGAAAAACTTTATTGAGAAAGGTGAGTTTAATTTTGACTTACTTTACAGTGAAGTTAGAAAAGTTGTTAGAGCTCTTAACAAAGTTATTGACATCAACAGTTACTCAACTGAAAAAGGTAGAAAAGGTGGATTGGACCAAAGAGCAATTGCGATTGGTACTCAAGGATTGGCTGACGTATTCTATTTGATGGATTACATCTTCACATCTGAAGAAGCTAAGAAATTGAATAAAATGATTTTTGAAACAATCTATTTTGCGGCGATTACTGAAAGTATGGAGTTGTGTAAGTCAGGTGAATATAAACCTTATGCTCACTTTGAAGGTTCACCAATGTCAAAAGGTATATTCCAATTTGATATGTGGGGATTAGATTATGAAGGATTAGGTGGTTTATGGGATTGGGATAGTCTTAAGTTAGAAGTATCTAACCATGGGGTATGTAACTCATTATTCACAGCTCAGATGCCTGTGGCGTCTTCAGCTAAGATTACAGGTTCATATGAGATGACAGAACCAGCACATTCGGCAATCTTTAACCGAAGAGTAGTTGGTGGTGAAATCATGATTGTAAACAAATACTTAATTAACGACTTTGAAAAGATTGGAATTTGGAGTGAAGATTTGAAAAATGAAATCATCTTAAATGAAGGTTCAGTTCAAAACATCAATTTCAATAATCATCTTGATACTGAGGATAAAAACTATACTAAGAAAGTTAAACGTATTGAACACTTGATTAGTAAGTACAAAACAATTTGGGAAATTTCACAGAGAGAATTGATTAACATGGTGGCGGATAGAGCACCATTTATCGACCAATCACAATCAATGAATATCTATATGGCTAACCCAACATTGTCTAAGATTACCTCATCACATTTCCACTCATGGGAAAAAGGATTGAAGACTTTATGTTATTATGTTAGAACTAAAGCAATTTCAACAGGAGCTAAACACTTGGCAGTTGATGTTTCAAAAATATCACAACCTAAAGTTAAAGTTGAAACACCAAAAGTTGAAATACATGAATTAACACAAAAACCTGAAGATAGTCCTTTTGAATGTTTTGGATGTAGTTCCTAATTTGAAAATCCCGACACAATCGGGATTTTTCATTTTTAATCTATTTAAAGAAAAATAGATAGTATTATATTTATTGTTATGGCAAATGGAATTACTTATGGTATAAATTTTCCCTTTAGGGATTCTAGACGAGGTGACTACTTAGAACTTACCGAATTAGAGTCTCAGGAAATTAAGGCCGATTTAATACACCTATTATTAACAAGAAAAGGTTCAAGATATTTTTTACCTCAATTTGGTACAAGATTATATGAATTTCTTTTTGAACCATTTGATGGATTAACCTTTAACGCTATTGAATCTGACATCAGAGATGCGATTGAAACGTTCATGCCAAACTTGTTAGTTAATAGTTTAAGTATAACACCAGCGGATGTTCAAGAAGAAGTTGATATCGCAACAGGACAAAACTTAGCGGGAACAAGCGAATCATCAGTTTATAGATTTCCTGGTAAAGGAACATCTGAATATACTGCAAAAATAAGATTAGATTACTCAACAAATGGGTCAACATACGGACAGAGTGATTTTGTGATTATCAATATTTAATATAAATGGCAAATAATAGAATATCGTACGCTACCAGAGATTATCAGTCAATTAGAACTGAACTCTTAAATTACACAAGAACATATTATCCTGACTTAATTCAGGATTTTAATGACGCATCGGTATTCTCAGTATTTATCGATTTGAATGCAGCAATTGCTGACAACTTACATTATAACATTGACCGAAGTGTTCAAGAGACAGTATTACAATATGCGCAACAAAGGTCTTCCATTTACAACATAGCCCGAACTTATGGTTTAAAATTGCCAGGTCAAAGACCATCAGTTGCATTAGTTGATTTTTCAGTTACAGTTCCTGCGTTTGGTGATAAAGAAGATGAAAGATATCTTGGTACCTTACTAAGAGGTTCACAAGTTGTTGGCGCTGGTGTGGTATTTGAAAATGTTTATGATATTGATTTCGCATCACCATACAACGCTCAAGGTTTTCCGAATAGATTGAAGATACCTAACTTTAATTCAAATGGGATACTTGTTAATTATACGATTACAAAAAGAGAAATTGTTGTTAATGGTATTACTAAAGTTTTTAAAAGAGTTATCAGTGCAAATGATGTTAAACCATTCTTTGAGTTATTCTTACCTGAAAAGAATGTTTTGGGAATTACAAGTGTGTTATTAAAGAACGGTACTCAGTATACCAACATACCAACCACTGCAGAATTTTTAGGTGCGGAGAATAGATGGTACGAAGTGGATGCTTTAGCTGAGGACAGAGTGTTTATTGAAGACCCTACCAAAGTTTCAGACCAACCTGGTATTAAAGTAGGTAGATACATCCAAACTCAAAATAGATTCATTACCGAATATACTCCTGAAGGATTTAAGAAAATGACTTTTGGTGGAGGTACCAATACGGCTCAAGACCAATTGAATCAATTTACAACTTTAGGTACGACATTAGAATTACAAAAATATTCAAACAACTTCTCATTAGGTTCAACACTAACACCTAATTCAACATTGTTCATTCAGTACAGAGTTGGTGGTGGTTTGGCAACAAACTTGGGAACTAACGTAATCAATCAGATTGGTACGGTATCTTTCTTTGTTAATGGTCCTTCAGAAACTACAAACTCAGCAGTAATCAACTCATTAAGATGTGTTAACGTAACTGCTGCTGTAGGTGGTGCGGGTATCCCATCGTTAGAGGAAATTAGAAATTATGTATCGTTTAACTTTGCGGCTCAAAAGAGAGCGGTAACAGTACAAGATTACGAATCAATTATTAGAAACATGCCAGCTCAGTTTGGAGCACCTGCAAAGGTATCAATCACTGAAAATGACAATAAGATTTTAATTCAAATATTATCTTATGATACGTCAGGTAAATTAACCAATATTGTTTCAAATACTTTGAGACAAAACATTGCAAATTACCTATCAAACTACCGAATGATGAATGACTACATTTCGATATTCAGTGCTGAGGTTATTGACTTGAGTGTTGATGTTTCGATTGTTTTGGACTCGGCTCAAAATTCAGGACAAGTTATTTCAAGTGTTATTGATAAAGTATCTGCGTATTTTAACCCACAAACAAGACAATTAGGTCAGAACGTATATCTATCGGAAATTAGAAGTATTATCCAAAATACGAATGGAGTATTAACGGTTGCTGGTTTAGATGTGTTTAATGAAGTTGGGGGACAATACTCATCGGCAGAAACGTCTATGGAATATTCAGACCCTGCACTTAAAATGATTGCACCTGTTGATGATACAATTTTTGCCCAACCATCTCAGGTTTATCAAATCAGATATCCTGGTAAAGATATCCGAGTTTCAGTTAAGAATTTCCAATCAATTACTTTCTCTTAACAAGTTTATTTATTTTTTCTTTAGATTATTATTTAATTGTGTGGGTTCACTTTAAAAATCCTGCATAAACTATTTATTAATTAAAGAAATTAATGGGTCAATCATATAGAATAAGGACTGAATTAGGTGTAACCAAAACAATCAACGTACAATTAGACCAAGAGTTTGAACAATTAGAGATTTTATCTTTAAAACTACAACAAGAGGATGTCTATACAAGAAGTTGTTCGGACTATGGAGTTCTTGTTGGTAGAATAACCGCCAACAATGGATTTGGATTGCCTAATGCAAGAGTGTCAATATTTATCCCAATTACGACTATTGACGAGTCTAACCCAATTATTTCAAGTATATATCCATACAAGTCTCCAACGGATAAAAATGAAGATGGATACAGATATAATTTATTACCTTACGAAAAATCATATTCTGCTCACGCAGCCACAGGTACATTACCATCAAGATTGGATGCTTTAACAGGTACGACGGCAGTTGAAATATTTGACAAATATTATAAGTTCACGGCAAAGACAAATGATAGTGGTGACTACATGATTATGGGTGTTCCACTTGGTTATCAAACCGTTGTGATGGATGTTGATTTATCTGATATTGGTGAGTTTTCATTAACACCTCAAGATC